ATCAATACTCATATTCTTACTCTCCGTTTGCATATTGGGCAGGGCTTAGTCCAGTCGGTAGTCTCAGGGCAGCGGCAGTGCTTGGTTCTGCCGTAGTAGTCTGCATCGAGTGGTAGCTTGTAACTCCCCGCTGTTTTAATTGGTTTCTTGCTAAATTGTTTCTTCTCATATTCCGTAAACTTCATTCACTTTTACCTGTGTCCATTCAAGCAACTCGTACTGAGTGCCGTATCGTTCTTCAAACCTTTTCTTAAAGGGGTGGCGGCTGGTGTAGCTAGCGTTGTCCTCACCCCCTCGATGATGCTTGTAACATAGAGGTATAGATTTCAGGTGCGCCCCTTCCTTGGTCTTGCCATCAATGTGATGCACTTCTGCTGGAGTGAACACGTTGAACTGGCGGTGGCATACGCAACAACCAAGCTGCGTAATCCGATCCATCCACTGCTTGTCAGCAGCATTAGCACCACGACCCTTCACGTTCCGTAAACTCTCCGCTCGGCACGCTCACTGGCTAGCATCGACTGCCAGACTTTGAACTCAACCTCGGCAGCCAGCATCTCTGACTTGGCGGCAGCGAGCATACCTTTTGCCCTGCCCCTAGATAGACGAGCCTCGTACACGTTCGCATCTTCATCTGATGCTCTAAGCTGTGCAGCATTGGTCTTGGCGCCTTGCGCTTCAGCTATTACCATTGTCTGCGCGACGATCCTCTTCTCATCAGCATCAGCCTTTGATAGCTCGTACTCAGCCTTGCCGACAGCGATGCCAGCCTCTCTAATCTTCTGTGCAAAATTTTCCTGATCCATTTAGTTCTCCTTTGAATAATTAATGTAATACCTAGCCTTGCTGTTCTTTCTGTCACGGTACTGACAGGTCTTGCTATCGAACTCAAAGCCCACTTTGCCTTCGTACATACCATTCCTGTTCTTCAGGATTTCAAGGTACATATCCCATTGCCTTGTGTACTGCTCATCAGGCTCTTCACCTAACATCTCAGCCTGCTCGATCTGCTCTGCCTTACGCTTGTTTTTCCAAACACTAATGAATCCGTCAGCAAGGTCGGTGATCGAGCCTGAACCCTTAACGTCGTACTTGTTAGGCGCTGCATACTCTGACTCACCCTTTCGGACGTGCGTCACAATGAAGATGGTGACTGGAAAAGCGAGCTTGAAGTTGACCAGCTTCTCGATGAACCGTTGCTGACCTTCATAGTCATCTTGCCTAACCATATTGGTAAGGGAATCAACCACGAATGTGTTAATGCCGTAACGTCGATACGCATATTCAAAACAGGACATAAGGTCTTCAGGTTTCGGAGTTAACTTGTCAACAAACAACCATAGGTTGGGGCACATCCACTCAAGCAGTTTCTTTCGGTATGGCTGGGGTGGTTGCTCTGATCCAGCAGCCTGCCTAACCATTCGCCCCATGGTTGCTTTAGGCGTCATCTCCATCGACGCAATCAATACTTTCTGTTCTTGTTCAACAGCGTTTAATGCGAGCTGGTTTAGCCACATCGACTTGCCGTGACCATTGATGCCGCAGACGCCCCACAGCTCGTTGGGTCTGAACTTGATGTCCTCTTCATCCAACTTAGCCCAGCCAGAGCCGAAGCCTTGCGTGTCATCTAATTTGTTCTCGAAGAAGTCATCGATGTCCGCTTCAAAGTCCAGTACAGATCGTAAAGTTTCTGGGTCTTTCCAACGTGCCTCTTGGTAGGCGCACTCCAGCATCCAGCGTGCCTGCTCGTAGCCTTCTTTCTGGAGTAGCTCATTGATATCTTTTGTTGGCAGGTTAACTCTGTAACATCGGTCACCGAGCCTCGACATAATTTCTGCTGCAGCCAGCTCACCTTGTTCATCCATATCTGTGGCGATAAGGATCTCTTCAAAGCGTGCAAGGTTTTCGTACTCATGAGCGATCCACTTGGTTTGCTTTGCACCTTTACCACCACCGAACGGAACTGATAACGCTGGGAATCCTAGCTCACCGCAGGCAATCGCATCCCACTCACCTTCAGTTATCCAGACCTTCCTTGCATCGTCAGGCATTGCTTGCCACCCAAACAGGATAGGTTTCAGATCTTTCTGGGTAGATGGGTTGCCGTCATGATTGATCGGCTTGGTCTTTAGGAATGTCTGCTTGCCGTCAGGCTCCATGAAAGGGAACACTACGTCCTGCCCACCCTTGGTATCAGTCTCATAGATCTTCCATCTAAAGCAGACTTCCCCCACGTCTTTGAACCCTCTCGTCTCCATGTATCCATGTAGATTGGAGCTGGCATTCTTTGCTGGAGGTTGTGGTTTGGTGTAGTTCTTTTTTTCCGCCGGAGCAACTTTTTTAGCAGGCGTGTTGTCTCGTATGCCGTATCGCTTTTTTGCCCACTCCATTGCATCAACCAGCGTGAGTCCTTGGCTGTACATAATCAGGTCAAGTAGGTCACCTCCCTCACCAGTACTAAAGTCCATCCACTTGCCACACTGATCGCCATTAAGATAGACGCTCATGCTTCTGCCTTTCTCACCTTGGATAGATCCGATCTTGTAACAGCCGCTCTCAACGCGACCGTCAGGGTAAAGTTCGTGGCATATACTGGTAGCGTGCGGTGCTAGGTTCTGCGCTAGCGTTTTAATATCCATCATTTGACAGCCCCCAACAGATCATTGGTTCGTGTCGCATTTTTGTAGCACGAAAGCCCCTGCCAGTCTGGCTTGCCGATAGATTGCCAGCCTCTCGAGATTGCATTGTCCACAACACCTGAGAGATCGAAGCCCTGCTTCTTAAATACTAAGAAGTCCTGAGAGATTGTGGTGATCATCTTCTTGGCAGGCTTTCTGCCTTTACGATCTACCAGTTTGTATTCCCACCATTTAGTCCATGGCTGTTTTGAAATACCTTCTGGTGGAGTGTTAAGGAGTTCAGACCGCCAGCATGTTTGTTCTTTTTGATGTTCGTTAGTAATAATGTTTGTTCTTTGGGTCTGATTACCTTGATCTGGGTTTACTTGATCTGGGTTAGCTTGATCTGGGTTTTGATGATCTAGTGGAAAACGACCCCTAACATCAGTAACCAGCCAGTCCCATCGGACAACATGACCACTTTCGTTTCGGATAATTTCTCTGCGAATGTATTCAGCTTCCTCTAGCTCATCAGTAATGCGAGTCATCTTCACATTGCCGACACCGAAGACAGTACAGAGTTGGTTGTTAGTTATTTGCCAGTCATCGACATGGCTAAGAAGGTAGACAAGAACACCCAGAGATTCTGGGCTTAACCCGTCAGCTCTGTATTCACTGGCGGAGAACCCGCCTCGGAGGAGTAAGTTTGGAATACGGGTGTAATGGTCTTGCTTTAAATTGGCAGGACGAAAAATCATTCGTGAGACGGCTCCATGTAATATTCATTTGAGCAGGGATAATAATCTGCAAGTATTGTTTTGGCAAATTTATTTACTCTTTCGTCTTGTTTAATGATTTAAAATATGGAAGATCGGCTGCGAGGAGAAAAAAACATGGACGATAAAACTAAAAAAGAAACACGAGCGGATATATTTAAAACAGCTCTAGACAAGGCAGGGGTGCCGGACTGGGGCAGAGGGGCGGCGATAGTTAAAGAGACGGGTTGCAGTCCTGCATCCGCGCAAGCGTGGATAAGGGGCAGCCTGCCATCGGATGGGGAGCGTATAGTTGAACTGTGCGACCTTTATCACATTGACTTATACCTATGGATAACATTGGAGTCGCGAGGTGAATCACAGGTATCAGCATCTATGACTGAAGCCATTATTTACGTAAAACAATTCGAGGAAAAAACAGCTTTTACCCTTACACCACAGCAGTTTGCTCATATGTGCTTGATGTATTTAGACACTGAAAAGCGCGAAGGGCTGGCAAGTATGGTGGAAGTGCTAAGTGAGAAAACGGATGCGCCTGCCGTTACAAAATGATAACTTGTAACTAATCGTTTACATTAACAAGGAGAGTTAGATGGATAGAGTTGTACCTGACAGCGAACGAATAAGCTGCGATGAATTATTGGCGCTTGTACAAAGTTCCCCAGAAGTAAGTTGCTGCTTTAAGCGTTGTGAGAAAAAGTACCACGAAGCAATCAAAACAATTGCCGGTGCTAACAAGAAACTTAGAAATACAAATAATAATCTGGAAGTGTTGAAATAAATCTACACGGTGCTATGATGTCTCTGGAACTAACGGAGACATTACATGGATACGCTGACACGCGCTCACATCTGGGCGACCTTATCTGATATAGACGTAGCACCTTTCTGCACCGAGACAGAAGTCGTTGGGACTCAAGTCCTTACCTACCTGCCTTGGATGAAAGCCCATGAGATAATGATGGGCAAATTTCCTGAGTATCATTGGGAATTCACTGAAGACCCCACGGGTCGCGAATGCCACTACTTTGATGATGGTTCTGCCGAAGTACGCTGCCGAATGACTATCGGCGGGCAGACCAACATCACCTACCTCCCTGTTCATAGATCAGGCAAAGCAATTGACTCCCCCTCGGCTACAGACATCAATACTGCTAAACAGCGGTGTCGTGTTAAGGCTATGGGTGAGTTTGGTCTGGGCTACACCATGTGGCTGTCGTCTCAAATTAAAGAGATTGAAGATCAAAGTGTTTCTAAACCTGAACAAAGTACACCCTCAGATACAAATGATGCAGATGCAGAACTCCAAAAGGTTATTGCGATCTGGGAGCATCTTAAGTTTGGTGAAGCTAAGACCCTGAGTGAAGCCACAAAGCTGTACGACAAGTTTAAACGTGGTCTAACCAATAGAGGCTTAACAGATACTACGGGTAACTGGGAAAAGCTCTGTAAGGATAAAGGGTGGAGGGCTAGCAAATGAGTTTAGCTGCTCAAGGATCACCCGAATGGCACGCGGCTCGCGCCGGTAAGATTAAGGCGTCTGTCTGTGCCGCATTAGAAGGCAAGCACCCTTACATGAAAGCTGCTGACTTGGTAAGACAAGAAGTCAGGGCTTTGGCTGGTGCTGAGTCAGAATTCAAAATGGTTCCTGCTGTTGCCCACGGGCAGATGATGGAAGACCACGCACGAATCTTCTTGGAAGATCTGCAAGGCTACACTGTAGAAGAGACGGGTCTTGTTGTTCATCCTAAGTATGACTTTATCGCAGCATCTCCAGACGGACTTGTAGGTTTGGACGGTTGCGTAGAGATCAAGTGCCCGTTCCCGCAGTACACCAAGACGCCTTACTCTATCTTCTCACCCAAGCGCAGCATGTACTTGATGCAGGTCTACATGCAGATGGAGGTGCTGGATGCAGAGTGGTGTGATTTTATTTGTTACCTCGCAAAAAATGAAACGGCGGAACCCCAGTACACGTT